CTCTGAGGGAACAAGCATGATGCTTGAATCTGTACTTAGTGATGCTTGTGGTTTATAGATGTTAAAGTAGATTGAGTAAGCATTATCTGGAACAGGGTATAGATCAACAGCAGTGTCACCGTTGTTGTCAATACCGTTGAAGTTGTAATAGGCAGGAACACCTGTGTTAGGTGTAGGGGTGCTGATGAACAGTTTAGTCATCTCAACAGTTGGAAGGGCATCTAGGTGCTGACCATTGGTTACGTCATAAACCTCTATTAGCTTAAACCTAGCACCTGAGCCAATCAAGGTGTAGTTAAAGACACCAGCAGTAGTGGTTGCTGTAAGAGTGTCAGTCAATGCGTTCCAGTTGTAAGAATCTTCTACTTGTCTTTTAGCATCATTGATAAACCTACCAACAATCTTAGATAATACATTCTCATTAACAGTAGATACTTCAGGCTCACGCATACGTACAAGCACATCGTTAACTAACTCAAGAAATGTTGGTAGTGCCATTATATATGTTCCTTATACTTATCTTTTAAACAAAAAGAATAATGCAATTGATGTGACACAAACAATTGGTAACACAAGATTCCAGAAGAAGTTATGTGCGTTCCAAACGGCAGGGTCTAGTGCGTTCCACCAACGTAGGTTCTCACGTTTGCCATTACCAAACCAAGCAATCCAGCGGTACTCAGCTTGGGCCTGTTCGCGCCCGATCCAGAGCGCAGCGCACACCGCAGCACCGGCCCACCAGTTGCCGGTGATAAAGCCAATGACTGCTTGGAGGCAGAGGCTGATGAGAAGGTGTTCGAGGTTGTCCATCAAATCAACCAATACGCCAATTCGTGCCGTCGCTATACACAGGCACTTGATTGGCCCCGCCCGCCGCAACAATAGAGGCAAACGTGGTGGCATTGGCATCTGTAACGAACGCCCTAGCGCCCGCTCCGGCAGTAGCTGCCGCAGTCAACCCCGAGACAGTCACGCCATGTGTTCTGACGTTAAACGCATGGACAAAAGACCAACGCTCTGTTGTGGTTCCAAGGGTTTGTGCGTTGTCAGTAACGGGACGCCAGTTTCCAGCAGCACTCATACGGATACGTTCACCATAAGTTGAGCCATTGTTACCGTAAAGACCGATACCCAACAAGCCTACCGTGCCTTCCGCAATAAAAGCCAAAGCAGCATTTACAGTATTTGGTGCGGATGCATCGTTTTGTCTGCATCGAAGTTGAGCAACCAACTCGCCGTTACTTAGTATTGTGTCCCTCTGGTCTAGTGTCAATGACCTATTTGCACCAGACATATCTGCTCTTAAGTCAAAATCATCCTCATAACGAACAATCAACTCGCCAACGTTATCTTTTCCAAGCACATTACCCATAAACCTAGTCGCTGTTGACGAGGTTATGTCATACCAATTTCCGTTGGCCGTCTGGATTGAATTGTTAACAACCAATGTCTCAAGAGTATTTGTTACGGATATGGATAGCCCTGTATAAGCGGGACAAAGAATGTTGTTGCTAGATATAACAACGCCTGATCCATAAGTGTTAACAACAATCAAAGGCCCGTAGGAATTTGTTTCAGCACCAACGCCAACAATGGTGTTACCAGAAATTGATAAGTTATCGTCTGCTTCAGCTAAGGCCCAAAATGCACCTATTTGATTTTGATATTTGCAACGTATAAGGGTGTTGCCAGATACAGTAACATTTCCGCCTCTTACAATATCAATAGCACGTTGCAAGTTAGAAATATAAGCTGCAAGGTCGTTGGTTAACGTGTTACCGGACACAGTGACATTGTTAGCTTGAATCTTAATTCCTCTTCGAGTCCATCCGCTAAGGCTGTTGCCAGTAATGTTTGCTGGTAAATCATAAAAATTTACCTCATCATAGCTAATAACGACGATTGAATCGCCTTCCTCGCCTTCAACGTCAATGATGTTGTTGTTTGCAATAAGAACAGGCTTGACACAATCTTGGTCAGACTCAACAATAATTCCCCGTTGCATACCAATACCGTCCCCAGGCGTTCCATTACCAACGCCTTGAAGGTTTTCAATGGTATTGTTACAAACCACCCCACCACCATCTTTGCCAAAAAAACTAAGTCGAATTGCAACGCCGCCCCAATTTGCAAAGCCATTAAGATTTTTGATATTGCAATTTGAAACAAGCGGGTTTGCACCAGTCACGAATATAGCGTAACCAATGTAATTAGCACCATCAACATTTAGGTGAGTTTTAGAGTCAGCGCCGCTGATAGTGATAAGTTTTTTGACTTGTGAAGTAGCGGTCAAGATTCCCGGCCCACACAAAGTGCGGTTTGCAACCGCGCTGGTAAGCACAGGGGTTCCGTCTAGTAGAGAATCCACAACACGATATGACCCTTGCGGGAAATAAATTTGTGTGGCTGTTGTATTTAGTGCTGCTTGGATTGCAGCGGTGTCATTTGTCACCCCGTCACCCACCGCCCCAAAATCCTTCACGCTCACCGACTCGCGCAACTTGGCCTGAACAGTAGTGGCAATTGCTCCAGTACCTGCTGGAAGATAGTTAACAGCATCAGCAGAAGTAGTACCTACAGAGAAAGGCTGTGCAATGATGATTTCTACTTCATCGCTTAAAGTAAGGCCTGAAGCAAAAGTAATAGAGGTAGAACTAGTCTCAATGTAGTCAACACCTGAGATTACTTTGAAGCCGTTAACATACACTTGAATAGTGTTGTTGTTTAACGTGTAAGCAGGGGTAGTTACAACAGTCTGTCCAGCAGTTGCTGTGACGACACTACGTACGTTAACACCACTGAAGAAGGTTTGCTGCCATGCAACACCAGACCATACAAACATCTGGTTTGATACTGAATTCCAGTAAAGAGCACCAGAGATTAAAGCATCCCCATCGTTATCCAACGTAGGTGCTACTGTTTTGGAGCCTAAGTAACGATCATCGAAGGAGTCGTATAAAGCAGCAGTGGCTGAAGCAGCAGCAGTGGTCGTAGCGGTGTCAGCTACGATGCTATTAGTTAAAGACGTAATAAAGTTAATTTCACTATCTGTAGTGGCATCTCCACCACCCCCCTCACCACGCCAGATTGTCATATTATTCCTTATTTATCTGCTTTGTTATCTAGACGATCAAATATCTTAGACAGATATTCTTTGATTTCGTAAATATCTCTACGATAGTCCTCTTTCATAACATAGTCTTTTGGCATTTCCTCACGCAACTTGGCAAGGTCTTGTTTTAATTCTTTAACTGCGTTCCATAACTCTCTGGCAAACCATCCAGTAACACCAGATATAAATACTAACGCACTATTTATTAGTTGTTGCGTTTCCAAGATCATGCACCTAGTGTTTCAAACTTCTTCCTCTTTGGCTTTTCTTCTACGACAACCACTTCTTCTTCAACCACTTCTTCATATTCTGAATGAACACGCATACCAGCAATGTCATGTTCTACTGTGAACTCGTAAACTTCACCAGTTGCAAGGGATTTAAATTTAGCCATATTTCACCTCTAAAAAATAAAGGTTCTCACCTTTCACCCAAAGGCTACTAAGTGAGAACCTGACTAAACTTAGGCTGGAACTGCTAGAGCAACAGCAGAATAATCACGTAGTTCTGCAACACCATAAAGAGTGTCAGCAGTAAAGAGACTACCTAAATATTCTTGCTTGTACTGAGTCTGGGTACGTACTTCCTTTTGAGTGGCAAGTACACCAAAGTCACGATGACCTAGTAGGCAAATACGGCAAGCAGTTGAACCAGAGGTGGTATCAGCATTGTTGGTAACGAATACGGGAACTCCGTACACATTACCAACTTCACCGTTACGGATGGTATTAGAACCACCAGTTTCACCAACAAAAGCCTGTTCAGTGAAACGTGCAATACCCAGTAGGGTGTTACGGGTTGAAGGAGGAACAACCAGGAAACGACCGTCCATAGGTACATCATTGTCATCTAGACGCTGAATTGAACGGCGAATGGCGGCATCAGTTAGAGCACCAAGACCAGTGTTAGCACCAGCAACATAAGCAGTAGTACCATCAGTACCTGAAAAAGCACCGCTATATGCTGTGGTGTTAGTACCACCTTGAACCTGACGGCCAAGTGCAATTAGGCTGGAGTCAACCTGACGGGCAAGTGCATAACCAGCATCATCAGTGTAAAACTGACGCATAGAGGTTAGTGCTTGAGTCTCAACGATGTCTTCAATAAGAATTGAATACTCAAAGTGAAGGTTGAGTGAAACCTGAACTTCAGTTGCAGTATCAGTTACTAG